ATGCGTTCCTTAAAAAGGGCGGCGCTGTTACAAAAGGCAAGACAAAGCCGATGCCTAGTGAACTGGGCATTAGCAACAACACCTGGAATAACAAATTATCTAAAGCAGAAAGCGAAGCAAAGCGCGGAAAGAAAGACAAGTAATATGCCTGATATTGACATTGATTTCAAAAATAGATCTGAAATCTTATCATTACTAGAGCACCGTGTGGCTAAATTATCTAACGGCAAGAAGCATAATACAGGAATCTACGTTACTGAAATACCCCACAATCCGATAGATGGTCTGGCTACTATTGATTACAAGACTGCGGAAGACCGCAACTATTTTAAACTAGACTTTCTTAATGTTAACATATATAAAGATATTCGAGACGAAGAACATCTTAATGCGTTGACTGAGCAAGAGCCTATATGGGAATTATTGCAACACGACGAATTTGTAGATCAGTTATTCCACCTATCTGGCCATGCTAATATTTGTAGGAAGAATCCGCCCGCAAACTTAGAACAACTTGCTGCGGTACTGGCAATTATTCGGCCGGCTAAGCGGCACCTTATCGGTAAGCCCTGGGATGAAGTGTTGTCGGATGTATGGGTTAAGCCAACTACTGACGAATACTTTTTCAAAAAAAGCCATGCCTACAGCTACGCAATGCTAGTGATTGTACACATGAATTTAATCTGCGAACAACTATCTACTTAGGTTTCTTTACAAGCTGTACATTCTTACGCTTTACCCTCTTTATAAGTAGATTATTTAAATTTACAGTCGGCCCTATTGATACATCTACGTCCTTGGAGTTCATAGTCATAATGGAATACTTGTATGGTTCCATTTCTTTTTTTAGAAATATATTGATAGGTATGAGTCTATTCGACTCCCACCACCATACTTCGCCCATCTCTAAGAACCCTTGCTTTTCGACAATAGTCTTTAAAGTACTATAAATGTACATACTAGTAACCCACTGATCCTGATTGATTACGATGCCAACATACTCGTTGCCTCCGTACTTCACCACGCTCAAGAACGGGAATTTATCTTTTATATCTTTTGTTAACATGTTCTCTTTTTAATAAATATAGCTATGCAGTTGTTACCAAGATATTTAGTCAATAATAGAGTGAACGTTGTAGCCGATTTGGCAGGATTCATAGTGGAGTACAGACCAGTGTATCAAAGACATATACAAGTATATAAAGGAATAGATAACGTAGTTCAATTCAGACTACTTAACGCAGATCAAAAACCAATTGATACAACACAGTATACACCTAGATTTATTGCCTTTGACGAAAACAAAAACCTAGTATTGGACATTGATGGTGTATCACTTGATGATGGATCAACTACAAAGTGCAAAGGTTTGTTCAGCATTACAATACCTGAAAACGCAATGTTGAATTTCAAATACCAATACCTATCATACAGCATCATCCTTGTTGATCAAGACGGTAAAGATGTGCTAACTTATACTGACTCGCACTTTGGCAACAACGGTATCATTAAGGTAAGCAATGAAATATTCCCCGGTCCTAAAGCATCGAAGGTTATCGAAACCTTTAACCTAGTAGACAACGTTCTGGACTCGCCTTACGTATCGGGCGCAGTTGACGCTGAACCGGGCACTAACAACAACGATGCGCTTCATACAGTGGCGGTATACACTAATGGGTATGTAGGTGACGTAATTGTACAAGCAACGTTAGAGAACGCAATTACCGGCACTACGGTATGGTCGGACGTAGTGACACTGACGTTCGACGGAACTGAAACAGAACCTACACCAGCTAACTTCACAGGTGTTATCCGTTTCTTAAGAATCAAAACAACAGCTGACCCAGATGGAACATTACCTAAGGTACTAGTTAGAAACTAATTGACTTTATTAGACTGCAATGCTATAATACTATTATAGGGAAAATAGATAAGCACGGAGTAGAGCAGTGAGTAAATATGGTTCTAGAGTTTACAAGCCGGCAGTAGGAACTCACTACAAAAACCATCCTCAACTTGGTAGTATTTGGGCACTTGCTGGCAAGAAAAAGGGCGAAGTCTACACAATTGAAATGACTGAAAAAGGCTTCACTTGTGATTGTCCGGGCATGATGTATAGAGCAAACTGTCGACATTCAAAAGAGATCGGCGATTTTGTTGCAAGTGACCTCGGATGGATGATTTAATAGCAGCTAATGCACAATGAGAAATAAACTAATTGACTTTACTTTCCTGTAATGTTATACTACTATTATGAGCATTGTAAGCGAAGTCCTTGTATCTTATCTTCCACCTAAGCGTAAAACTACGCCTAGTGGCTGGGTCACCTTTTCAGGTTCGTGCTGTGTTCACAACGGCGAATCTAGAGACACTAAAGATAGAGCAGGCTTAATTGAAAACGGCGATAGTGTTTCGTATCACTGTTTCAACTGCGGATTTAAAGCAAGTTGGCAACCAGGCAGAAAGCTTGGTTACAAAATGCGACAGTTACTTAGTTGGCTGTATGTCCCAGATGAAGTTATTACTAAGCTAACGTTTGATGCATTGCGCATTAAAGAAAACGTTGAGATTAGATCGTTTGCTACTGGCACTGTTGTTCCGAAATTTGAAACAATGGCACTGCCTAATAACACTATAGAAATTACAGACGACCCTTGTGCCGATGGCGCACTATGGGATGTGATGCAGTACATGACGTCGCGCAATCTCTATTTAGATGACGGCTACAACTACTTTTGGTGTAACAATCCGTTGTACAAGCGTCGACTGATTGTACCATTTTACTATGAGAATAGAATAGTAGGATGGACTGCTAGAAACATAGATAAGAATGACAAGCCTCGTTACTTAATGGAAAGCCAGCCTGGCTATGTATTCGGCCTAGACCAACAGAGTCACGAGAAGATGTTTGTTATTGCAACTGAAGGACCAATTGACGCAAGTCATTTAGGAGGCGTTGCGTTTAACGGAAGTGAGATATCAGATCAACAGGCGTTGCTGATTAATAGATTAAATAAAGATGTTATTGTTGTACCAGACAGGAACAACAAGGGCATGGGACTTATGGAACAAGCAATCGAACAAGAATGGGGAGTTAGTTTACCTGACTGGCCAGAAGATGTCGAAGACGTTGATGATTGCGTTAGCAAGTACGGTAAATTGTATGCGCTATATAGTGTAGTGAGCGCTGCTGAGACATCGCCGCTAAAAATAAGATTGAGAGCAAAAAAATGGTTTTACTAAAATGGTTAATGTGGCCTTACACAAGACTTAAAGAAGAAATTGCCTTCCGCAAGAAGATGAAGGAGTTGCGGAAGAAAGATCCGTTTATTTATCGTTAACAGAAGGCTCCGTTTATTTAATGCTAAATATAACTATGAAATACATAGTATATAAAACAGTGAATAAAACAAATAACAAATATTATATCGGTAAGCACAAAATGCTAACTGAAGACTTTGATGGTTATTTTGGAAGTAGTGAAGTAGTTAAAAATGCTATCGCAAAATACGGAGTTGAAAATTTTGAACGCATTACGTTAGCAGAATTTGATACAGAAGAAGAATGCCACTGTGCTGAAGAACTTTACGTCGGGGATTTGTGGATAACTGATAAAAATTGTCATAACAAGCAACCGGGCGGCAAAGGATTCAGTTCGGGCGAAAATCATTATACTAGAGGAAACGGGTTTACTAAGCAACACATAGAGAATTTAATTATGGCAAGAAGAAAAAGACAACCACATTCCGACGAAACAAAAAGAAAGATGTCAGAATCTAGAACTGGTTTAAAAAGATCTAATGAACAAAAATCAAGGATGTCGGCTGCACAATCAGGAGAAAACAATCCTATGTATGGGAAAAAACATTCTGATGACAAGCGCAAAGAGATAAGCGATAAAATGAAAGGTAAGCGATTCTATAATAACGGAACAGACCGTATTAGGTGTTTACTTGGTACAGCACCCAGCGGTTATAAATTAGGATACAAACTTAAATGATCTGGGGAATTAGTGCAAACAGCCACGACGCTGCCTTGGCAGTCTTTGATGAAGATGTTACTGAAATAAAATTTGCTAGTCATAGTGAACGATTTAGTGGTATAAAAAACGATGCACACCTGAATATACAACTGATAGATTATGCAAAACAATGGGGAGAGCCAGATGAAATTATTTGGTACGAAAGACCCCTTGTCAAGACTCTTAGACAATTTAGAGCAGGGCAAGGGATTAACTTTAGGGAGAATAATGTTCGAAATTATTTGGCTAATTACAAAATTAATGCTCCTATTCAGTATACTGATCATCATCTTTCCCATGCTGCTGCCGGGTATTATACTAGTGCTTTTGACGAAGCCTGCGTTGTCTGTATCGACAGTATTGGAGAGTTTGACACACTCACTATCTGGCATGGTAAAGGACAAGAACTTAACAGAATCTATTCACAAAGATACCCACACTCAGTGGGGCTCTGGTATTCCGCACTTACCCAAAGGGTTGGACTAAACCCACAAGAAGACGAATATATTCTTATGGGCATGGCAGCATACGGCGATCCTAATCGTCTTTATAGGGACATAGTACGCGACTTTATCGATCGTTGGCCTGATATGAATAGTCCTCAAATAAAGTTTAAAAGAAACCTTCATCGTGGCTGTTTAGACTGGAGGCCGGATCTTACTACAGAACAAGATCTATTTGACATTGCTGCTGCTACACAAAAAGTGTACGAAGACATCTTTGAATACTTAATACAATATGTGTCACAGTACGATATACCTAATCTAGTAATAGCAGGTGGGTGTGCTCTAAACTGTTCAGCTAATCACATTGCTCGCAAATATTTTAACAATGTTTGGATCATGCCTAACCCAGGTGACGCAGGATCGGCTATAGGGTGTGTACTTGCACATAAGCAACAGCACATAGAAATGCCACACGTTTATTTAGGATATAACATCGATCGTCCTTATCCCATAGATAGTCTTTTACAGGAACTAAGTACAAACAGTATTGTAGGAGTAGCTAATGGAAGAGCAGAATTCGGCCCCAGAGCCTTGGGCAATCGCAGTTTGCTTGCTGATCCTCGTGGTAGTAATATTAAGCATACAGTTAATGAAATCAAAAAACGTCAACAGTTCAGACCATTTGCCCCAGCTATACTTGAAGAACACGCAGCAGACTACTTTGAAGGTCCCGTCGGGCCATATATGCAGTACACATCACGTTGCAGATATCCTGATCAGTATCCGGCAATTGTCCACGGAGACGGAACTAGCAGAGTTCAAACAGTTGCAAAATCAAGTAAATCAGGTTTTAGATCTTTGCTTGAACAATGGTACAAACTAACAGGTTGCCCAATGCTGCTCAACACTAGTCTTAATATCAAAGGTATGCCGATTGTTAATAATGCACATGACGCTGCAAACTTTGAAAAGAAATATAAGGTAAAGGTGTTTACATGAAACTAATTACGGGCGGGTGTAGCTTCACAGAAACTGAATCAATACGTGCATGGCCATTGCCACTAAGTGAAATGTTAGGTGCCGACTTAACAAATGTCGGGTTGTCGTGTCAAGGAAATGGGCTAATAGCTAAACGTGTTATACACGCATTGACAGAATTAAAGAGTTACAAAAATACACTAGTTGGAGTTATGTGGAGCGGAGTCAATCGAGGCGAACAGTTTACCACTAATAAAGTAATTCATCAAGCCTATCAAAAAAAGAATATAGATGGCTGGCAACATAATCCTGTAACGTTTCCTAAAAACAGTCAAGGTGGTTGGCTAATTCACAACGTCCATTGGACCAATGTATATTCTCGAGACTTCTATAGACGCCACGACAACATTGGCGCACAGATAGATACGCTGCACAACATTATCTATTTACAGTCATTTCTGAAAGCTAATAAGATTAAATTTTTTATGAGTAACTTTACTGCCGAAACATTTAGTTATCGAGATACTCCTGACGTTGATTATCTATATAAACTAATTGATTGGAATCATTTCTTGCCAGTTGAAGGATGCCATGAATGGTGCAGGGACAATAGCACACACCCGTTTTGTAGCGATGGCTGGCATCCCGGAGAAGGGCAATATGTAGATTTTACAGAGCAAGTGATTCTTCCGTTTATTAAGACCAAATATAATATTGACAAGACTGATTAAAGAAGGTATACTAAGTATATGAAAACAAAGCAAAATACAGAATACGGTTTCGATATACAAAAAGTATATCTAGAAATGATGCTTAGAGATGCGCAGACATTTATTCGCTGCCAGAACATCTTTGACCCAGAGAACTTTGACAGGCGACTAGCCAATGCAGCCGAGTTTGTTAGTGATTACGTAGCAGAGCACAACGCAATGCCGACGTTTGATATGGTTAATGCTAGCACACATTCTGACCTAAAGGATCCGGGCGATGGTCTGAGAGAAGAGCATTTCGATTGGCTGCTCACAGACTTCGAAACGTTCTCACGTCACAAGGCACTCGAACGTGCAATCTTACAATCAGCAGACCTACTTGAAAAGGGAGAGTACGGTCCTGTTGAAGACTTGGTTAAGAAAGCTGTACAGATTGGTTTACAAAAAGACCTTGGTACTAACTACTTTGAGAATCCGCGGTCGCGTTTGGAAAGCATTAAAGAAAGCAACGGACAAATATCTACAGGCTGGGCAGCACTAGATCATAAACTGTTTGGAGGCTTCAACAGAGGCGAGCTTAATATCTTTGCAGGCGGATCGGGTTCTGGTAAGAGTTTGTTCATGGCCAACCTAGGAGTGAACTGGGCACTAGCAGGACTGAACGTTTTATACATCACACTAGAACTTAGTGAAGCACTAGTGAGTATGCGTGTTGACTCAATGCTAACTGGCATTAGCACTAGAGACATCTTTAAGAACATTGATGATGTTGAAATGAAAGTTACAATGATAGGCAAGAAGTCCGGTGCGTTCCAAGTTAAGTACATGCCATCTGGCAAAACGCCCAACGACATTCGCAGCTATATCAAAGAATACGAAATCAAAACAGGGCGCAAGATTGATGTTATCCTAGTTGACTATTTGGATCTACTACATCCAAACGGTGCAAAGATTTCAGCAGAGAACTTGTTCATCAAAGACAAGTACGTAAGTGAAGAACTGCGCAACCTTGCTATGGAACTGAACACAATCTTTGTTACAGCGTCGCAGCTTAACAGAGGAGCAGTTGAAGAA